CCCCAGCTGGGGGATTGCGCCATTTTTTATCCGTTTTTCAGTTCGTTTTCGATGATTTGCCGGTATTGCGCCGCATGGTCCGCTGCTGCGGGCTTCAAAAACGGCTGTGCTTTGTTTCCAGCCGTCCAGTGCCAGTTCCCCTTCGCGTCCTGATACGCCCACGGCGTAGGTCTCCCGCCCGGATAATACTTACCGGTTCCGAGTTCGACGTATGCGGCATATTCCGTGTCACTTCCGATGTATGCAGCCGGTTCCCCTTCATCTACGCGGTGCGTGATACTGTTCCTCAGATTGCCGGTGTCCACCGGGCAAAGCCGCTTTGCATACTTTTCGGCCGTCATGCCGATCTTTTCTAGGGCGCGAATCAGCGCGTCGTGCATAGCGGACTTCACTTCTTCGGAGTTGTCGATAAATTTAACGTCCATTTTTCTTTTTCCACCCTGCCCATTCAGCATAGCTCATGTTCTCAATCAACTCATTCCGTCCGGTCGCCTGGTTCCTGGCGCGGCGCTTGCCTCCGGAGGTGTCGATTCCTTCAATCTCGGATACCAGCGTGCAGCGGCAGTTATAGATTTCGGACGGTGGGCCGTTTGGGTCGCCTGGGTAGCGGCAGCCGTTGGAAAATTTCTTGTCGTTGTCGACGATTTCGCCGTCGAGCATGGCGTGGGAGTGGCGGGTTCTTCCGTCGAGCGTCGCCATCCATTGTTTTCTGCACTTGATTCCCATTTTCTCGGCAGCATAATAGGAATCCAGCCGCCCGGCGTTCTGTGCGCCGGTAACGGCTGTGCGGGCCGTCCGGATGGCGCTGTCGCGGTTCATGGTTGTAATGCGGCTTTGCAGATCATCCGCCATGCCTTTGATGCTCCGGCCCTGTAAAATGGAACTGGTGACGCTGGCCGTGATCTGCTTTTTCCCGTATGCAAGATCTATCCCGCGGTTGAGCGCCCGCTTTTCCGGATAGTACGGCATAAGCTCCGGCTGCTCGGAGATCAGGCGCTTCACGGTCTGTTCGTCCCAGATATCGAAGCCAACGTCACCGGTGACCTGCTCAATGGTGTACGCCGCGAAATTCCGGTTCAAACTGTAAATGCCCGGCGTTGCATCGTTGACATACGCAACAGCAGCAACGTTTGCATTTGTCATGCGCTCGGCGACCTTATCCCGTAGCGCCTCAAAGCGCTTTCCACGCCCGATCTGCGCAAGCCGCCATTGCTTGTATTGTTCCTCTGTGATATCGTCAGCGTCCAGCCGCGCCTTTTCCACCGCGTCACGCGCTGCAAATTTACCGAAGTAATCCCTGATCGTATCCGTCAGATCGTTATACGCTTCCCTATATATCGCAGCAATCCGCTTTTCAAGCTTTGCGAGCTCTGCGTCGGTCATTTTCTGCCCGGCGGTGTTGCTTGTGCTCATACACTTCTATCCGCCCCGCCGAGCACGGCGCAGACGAGGGTAACGATGATGGTGCTCATAATATTCTCCTCAGAAGCAGAACGCAAAGCTTACGCCGAGGCTGCTTGAGGCATTGGCCGCGCCCGCCTGGCCGTTTGCTCTGACTCTGCAAAACATACCGCCACTGGCTGACGACCGTTCCCACCAGAACTCGTCAACGCCTTCTCTCTTCTTGATCTTCGGGTTGCCTGCCTTGTAATAGTCGTATTGGCTTCCTTCCCCGGCTACGGAAGAACTTGCAGTCCCGAAAATCTCCACCTCGCTGAGCAGGAACAGCGTGTCCGATACTGTCTCAATCGTCGTGCTGTTGCCCCCCTCAGATGTCTTCTTGTTTACCGCGCGAATGCCGTTCTGCACCTCCGCCGGCATCAGCGCCAGAATCGCAGGCAGATAGGTCAG